TTCGCCCAGACCATGGCGATCGCCAACGTGCAGAAGGAGCTGATCCAGGGCGGCAAGCAAAACCTGGTCGGCGACATGCAGCTCTACAATACCGCGGCCGAGCTGACCCGGATCATGGGGCACAAAAATCCCGACCGCTTCTTCAACGACCCCTCCGCAAAAGACCCGCGGACCGGGCAATTGCTGCACCCGCCGGCGCCGCTGCCGCCGGATCCGAAACTTCTGGCGGTGCAGGCCAGAGCCCGGGCCGATGCGCAAGGCGCGCAATCGGACGCGCAGCTGGCGCAGCTCAAGGCGCAGAGTGACGCGCAGCTTACCGCCTTCAAGGCCCAGCTCGACCAGCGCATGCTGCTGATCGAGGCGGCGCTGCAGGAGCGGGCCGATGCGCGCACGGCGGCGCTGCAGCAACAGAAGGCCCAGCACGCGCAAGAGGCGCTTGCGCAGGACATGGCCAAGGGGGTGCTGGATATCGTCGCCACCGCGCAGGCGCATGATGCCAAACTTGGCCGGATCAAGCCGCAGCCGGTGCAGACAGATGAGTGACGAATCAAAACTGCGCCAGGACGCCGCAAGGGCGCTGCGCGCGCAAAGCCTGCTCGATAACGAGCTTCTGGCCGGCGCATTCAAGGGACTGGAGGAGGCCTATACCTCAGCCTGGCGCGCGACCTTGATCGACGACGTCGCGGCCCGCGAAAAACTGTTTTTGGCCATCAACATCGTCGGCAAGGTCCGCGACCACCTGGCCGCGATCGTCAACAACGGAAAACTGGCGCAGGCCGAGTTGAAGCAGCTCGCCGAGACCGCCGAACGCAAGAGGCGGTTTGGGATTCTATAAGAGCGGGGCCCGGCGCTCATGGGCCCCTCAGCAAGTGTCGAGACGCTCGCAAAACCCTCCAACCAAGGAAACTTCATGACCGACGAAACCAGCGCTCCCGCTGGCGGCGAAAGCGCGCCTGTTGTCGCGATCGCCGCTCCCCAAAATACCGGCGACGATCTTTCGATTTCGCAGGCCGCCCGCGCGCTCACCGCGGGGCGCAACCGGCCGCCGGCACCATCTGCCGAGAGCGCCCCCGAGGCGCCCGCAGACCCCGAATTGCCCGATCAGGACGACGCCGCCCCTCGCGAAGAGGCCACCGGCGAGACGCAGGAAGACGTCCCGGCCGCCGAGCCGCCACGCGAGCTTCCGAGGTCTTGGACCAGGGATCGAACCGAGATCTGGAACCGCCTCGACCCTGCCACGCAAGACATCTTGCTGGAGCAGGACAGGACGGCCAGCGCCGAGGTTCGCCGGGTCCAGAACGAGGCCGCCGAATTCCGCAAGGCCGCCCTGGCCGAGCGGGCGCAGGCGGAACAGGCACGGCAACGCTACGAGGCGCAGCTGCCGGCCTTGATGCAGGCTCTCCGCGACGCCCAGCAATCGGCATTCGCCGACATCAGAACCGTCGACGATGTCACCAAACTGGCGAACGAGGACCCGTTCCGCTATCTGCAATGGCAGGCGCACCAGACCAAGCTGCAGGCTGCCAATGCCGAGCTCGAACGGGCCAGCGGACAGCAGAACCGACAGCGGCAAACCGAATGGCAGCAGTATCGCCAGCGGGAAGACGCGCTGGCGGCCGAACTGATCCCGGAGCTTGCAGACAAGGACAAGGGCGCCGCGCTGATGAAGCGCGCCGCCGACCGGCTGACCGAACTCGGCTTCAGGCCGGACGAACTGACCAGGCTGGCGAACGGCGAGGAGAAGATCTCGGTGTTCGATCACCGTTTCCAGCAGCTGGTCTATTCCGACCTGAAACTGTCCGAGATCCGGAACGCCAGGGCAGCTGTCGTCGCCAAGCCCGTTCCGCCGGTGCAGCGGCCGGGAACGGCCAGGCCGCAAGGCCAGGCCAATTCCGAACGCATCCAGGCCCTCACCCAGAACCTCAACGCAACCGGCTCGCTGCGGGCCGCCCAGGAACTGCGCGCGGCGCAGCTCCGCTCCCGCAACCGGGCATCATAAGGACCAACCGACATGGCCATGCCAACCAACACCTTTGCCACCTATGAGGCGATCGGCAATCGCGAAGACCTCTCGGACATGATCTACCGGATCTCGCCCACCGACACCCCGTTCCTGTCCGGCGCCGAAACCGAAAAGGCAACGGCCGTGAACCACGAATGGCAGACCCAGGCGCTCGCGGCCGCATCCGGGTCGAACGCCCAGCTCGAAGGCACCGATTTCGCGGCGGTCGCCGCCGTGCCGACGGTCCGGCTCGGCAATATCGCGCAGATCAGCGCCAAATTCCCGGCGGTCACCGGCACCCAGATGGCGGTGGAGCACGCCGGCCGCGACAATGAAATGGCCTATCAGGAAATGCTGAAAGGCCTCGAACTCAAGCGCGACATGGAAACCACATTGGTCGGCACCAACCAGGCCAAGAACACCGGCAACGACTCGACCGCCCGCAATCTCGGTTCGATCCTGTCCTGGCTCTACACCAACACCGTGATGGGGTCGGGCGGGGCGGGGCCATCGGCTGCGACCGGCGCCTATACCCGCACCGACGGCAGCCAGGCGCCGTTCACCGAAGCCAGTCTCAAGACGGTGCTGTCCTCGGCCTGGACCAATGGCGGCAAGCCCGACCTGATCATGACCGGGGCCTTCAACAAGCAGATCTTCTCGACCTTCACCGGCCGCGCCACGCCGATCGAGGACACCAAATCCAAGAAGATCGTGGCCTCGGTCGACGCCTACGAGTCCGATTTCGGCAAGCTGAAGGTGGTCGCCAACCGCTTCCAGCGTTCGCGCGACGTGTTCGCGCTGGAAATCGACAAATGGGCGGTGGCCTATCTCAACGGCCGCAAGTTCGTGTCGATCCCGATCGCGCCGACCGGGGACTCGATCAAGCGCGAGATCCTCTCCGAATACACCCTGGTCGCGCGCAACGAGATGTCTTCCGGCGCGGTCTACGACAACACCACGTCCTGAGCCTTCAGGATCGTTCTCAAACCGGGGGCGGCATTCGGGCCGCCCCTTTTTCCTTGGAGGCAGGAATGACCGAATACACCATCGACAACGAAACCCTGATCGCGGCCGTCACCGCGACTTCCGAATTCGGCGTTTACGACGCCGGGGTGACCAACCGTTACCACAAGACGACCGCGGCCCAGATCGCCGCCTACGCCGCTGCCGCCGTCCAGCCGCTGGCGAATTTCCGCAACCTGATCGATGGCGGCGACTTCACCACCAATCCCTGGCAGCGCGGCACGTCGTTTACCGGGATTGCATCGACGCCGACCTATACCGCCGATCGCTGGTTTGCGGTCGGCGGCGCGTCGTCGTCGATCTCGGTTTCGCAGACGGCGAACACCGCGGTCGCGGGCTTCAGCCAGTCGCTCGTGTTCGGCCGCGCTTCGGCCAATGCGAACACCGCCCAGATCAATCTCGGCCAGGTGCTGGAAAGCGGCGACTCGATCCGGATGCAGGGCCAGCCGGTGACGCTGTCGTTCTGGGCCGCGGCGGGCGCCAACTTCTCCGCTTCGGCCCTCACCGTGCAGCTGGTCTCCGGCACCGGCACCAACCAGTCCGCGGCCAGCATGATCGCGGGATCCTGGACCAGCCAGGCCAACGTCATCAACGCGACGCAGGCGCTGACGGCCACGCCGATCCGCTATTCCTTCACCGGCACGGTGCCGGCAGGCTGTACGCAGCTCGGCGTCCAGTTTTCCTACGCGCCGGTCGGCACCGCCGGCTCGGCGGACAATGTCATCTTCGCGGGCGTGCAGCTGGAAGCGGGATCGGTCGCCAGCCTGTTCGAGCATCGCGACGTCCAGGTCGAACTCGAAATCTGCCAGCGCTACTGCTGGGTGATCAACGAGCCCGGATCGGGGGTTATCGTCGGTTCGGGCATGAACACCACCAGCGCCATCCAGGTCTTCTATCTGGCAACGCCGGTGCAGTTCCGGATCGCCCCGACGGTCACGGTGACGGCCGGTACCTTCAAGACCAACCAGGCCGGCACCGCGACATCGACCACCATCAGCGCCGGCACCACGCATACGCCGAACGCGATATCGATCAACGGCAACTCCGCCGGCACCGCGGGCCAGGCCACGCTGCTGCAGGGCGGCGGCGGTTCCGGACTGATCACGGCCAGCGCGGATCTCTGAACCGTCGATTCCCCACCATCGCAGGGCGTCCTTCGGGCGCCCTCTTCCCAAAAAAAGGTTAGCGCGACATGGCCTATCCCACTCCCCATCTTCTCAACGTCGAAGATCTCACCGCCTACACGCCTTCCTGCGGTGCTTCGCCCGTTGCCGCCTACATCCGTGCGCCGTTCCGCGGCGCCATCCAGAAATTCACCGGGATCCTGGGCGGCGCGATCACCGCGGCCAACGGCACGGTGACACTGACCAACGCCACCCAGGGCACCACGGTCGGAACCTTCGCCATCACGCAATCGGGCTCGGCTGCCGGACAATATCAATTCGGCCTGCCGAACAGCGCCGCGGTCGCCGCGGTCAACCAGGACGACATCCTGGTGCTGACACCGTCCGGCGCCTCCGGCGCGTCGATCCCGATGCACTTCTCGATTGCGATCAAGGCATCCTGAGATGCAGGTCAACAACATCTCGGCATCGTTCACCCGGCCGGCGAACACCACCGCCTATGCGGCGGGGGCGCTGGTCGCCAATTCGACCACCGCGGCATCCGTCGTCCCGATGTCCTTCGCACTCGGCAATTCGTTCGGGCCCGGCCAGTTCCGCATGATGCGCTACCGGCTGTTCAAGAGCGGCACCGGGGTCACCAACGCGACCTTCCGGCTGCATCTCTACGAGGCGCCGCCGACCGTGAGCAATGGCGACGGCGGCACCTGGCTGTCGACGCTGTCGGGCCATTGGCTCGGCAACATGGATATTTCCACCATGTACGCCTTCTCCGATGGAGCGGCGGGCACCGGGGCGGACCCCGCCGGCGCCGAGGCGTTCGTCAAGATGTACCAGGGCAAGATTCTCTACGGCCTGCTGATGGCGCTCGGCGCCTATTCGCCGGCCAGCGCCGAGACGTTCACCGTCGTTCTCGAGGAACTGGACGCCTACTGATGCAGGTCCGGATCCATCTCGACAGCAACGGTGAAGACCTGACCGTCGCGCATTGCCAGGACGTCGAGCCGATCCTCGACTGGAACAAGCTCGCGCGCAGCCAGGAGCAGCGCTCGGACTGGGGCCGGCACGTCGCGCGGATTCCGAACGTCATCCTGGTCAAATGGTTCGAGGAAGAAATGGCGCGGGGAAGGACGGGCTTGCGGATGTTTACGCCGGAGTTTGACGAAATCGTGCAGCGCAAGCTGGACGACCCCGAATGGTTCTATCTGCGCACCGACCGGCCCGCGCTGCAGGCCGGCTGGTCGGCGGGGCTGTCGTGATCCAGACCTACAGCGACCTGCAGGGCGCGGTGACCGAATATCTGGCGCGCGACCAGGACACCACGCTGATCGCGCGGATTCCGACCTTCATCCAGCTCGCGGAAGCCAAGTTCAACCGCGACCTGTTCGTGCGGCAGATGGAACAGCGGTCCACCGCGCTGATCGACATCACGCAGGCCGAGCCTGAATTCATCGCACTGCCGGCGGATTTCCAGTCGATGCGCCGGGTGAGGCTGTCGAGCGTGCAGGGCAAGCCGCATCTCGACTTCAAGTCCGGCACCCAGCTCGACGAGTTTCGCTACGCCACCGGCGACGTCGTCAACCAGCCGCTGTTCTTCACCATCTTCGGCAACGAGATCGAACTGTGTCCGACCCCTGACCAGGACTACACCGTCGAGATGATCTATCGCCAGAACATTCCGGCGCTGTCGGCGAATGCGAGCAACTGGCTGCTGACGCTGGCGCCGGACCTTTATCTCTATGGCGCGCTGATGGAAACGGCGCCCTACGTCAAGGAAGACGCGCGGTTGCAGACCTGGGGCGCCGGCTTTCAGACCGCGCTCGACGGGCTGAACAGGCTCGGACTGACCTCGACCTTCAATGCCGGGCCGATGACGGTCCGTCCGTCCGGCGTCACGCCCTGACAGGAGGCTGCCATCGCCACTTTCCAGAAATTCAACTGCTTCGTCGGCAACGTCGCCCACGCGATGCACGACATGCAGACCGGCACGTCGCAGGTCTACAAGGTCTATCTGACCAACACCGCGCCGGTCGCCTCCAACACGGTCTACAACACGCCGGCGGATCTCTCGACCGCCAACGGCTATACCGCCGGCGGCACCACGATCGGGACCATCGCCGGTTCGCAGACCTCCGGCACGTTCTCGTTTGCCGGCGCCACCAATCCGGCCTGGACCGCCTCGGGCGGCTCGATCGGTCCGTTCGAATATGCGGTGCTTTACAATTTCACGTCCGCCACGCAGCCTTTGATCGGCTGGTGGGACTACGGCGGTGCGATCACGCTGACCAACGGCAACACCTTTACCGTCAGCCTGCCGTCGCCGATCCTGACGATCACGTAAATGGCAGGCAAGGCCGGCAACCGGGTCAACGTCAACGTCTCGAGCACCGGGACGGGGTCGCCCTTGACCGTGACCACCGCGCTCGCGGGCGGCTTCCAGACCCTGGCAAGCGTGTTCACCAACGGCGATGTCGTCGAATACGCGATCACCGACGGATCGAATTTCGAGGATGGCTGGGGCGTGGTCGGCGGTTCCGGCACCACGATCACGCGCAACGTGTTCGATTCCTCGAGCTCGGGAAGCCCGATCAACCTGTCCGGGGCCGCCACCATCATCATCACGCTGACGGCGCAGGGCGCGGCATTTTTCGCGCATACGGTGCATCGGCTCTACGGAGGCATCTGAGTGAGCTTCACCCCGAACGTATTCCCGACACTGGTCCACCAGCCGCAAAAGGGCGCCGCGCAGATCCTCAACGCCACCGGCACCGCGCAGGTGACGCTGATCACCGCCGGCGCAAACGGCAGCAAGGTCGTCGCGCTCTACGCGTCGTCGACCGACACGGCGGCGCAGAGCCTTGCGGTATCGCTGGTTCGCAGCGGCACCACCTATTTGCTGGCGACTGCAGCCGTTCCCGCGGGCTCCGGCAACTCGGCCGGAACGCCGCCGGTCAACCTGCTCTCGGCGATCGCGGGGCTTGCCTGCGATCAGGACGGCCAGGCCTATCTGTTCATGGCGAGCGGCGACACGCTGGCGGTCAACACATTGGCAGCCGTCACCGCGGGCAAGACGATCAGCGCGCTTTCGGATCACGGCGACTTCTGATGTTCATCACCCCGGGATCGCGGGCCAAGGGCGGCGGCGGCTTCCCGCCCGGCACCGCCATGCTGTTCTGGCAGGCGTCGGCGCCGCTCGGCTGGACCAAGATCACGACGCAGAACGACAAGCTGCTGCGCGTGGTCAGCGGCGCCGGGGGTGTCGGCGGAGGCGGCGGATCGAACGCCTTCTCGAGCGTGAACGCGCAGACCGTGGTGGGCAGTTCGACGCTTTCCAGCGCGCAGCTGGCCGCGCATACGCATACCATGTCCGCCTACGAGAGCGCAGGCTCCGGGCCGTCCAGCGGCGGCTCGGCAAACCCGCTGCTGCTGGCGGGGCAGGGGGTCTACGCGGCACCGGCCACCGACTCCGCCGGCTCCGGCAGTTCGCACAACCACACCATCTCGTTCTCGATCCTCTACATCGACCTCATTCTGGCGAGCAAGAACTGATGGCGCACATTCCGCACGCCGGCAAAGGGGCGATCTGTCCGCTGCACCGGCAGGATACCTCGAAGGTCTGCCACAGCTGCCCGTGGTGGTCGCGGGTGATCGGCAAAGATCCGCAGTCCGAAGCAACGCTCGACGAGTGGCGCTGCGCGATGGCATTGCTGCCGATGCTGCTGATCGAGGGCGCCCATCAGACGCGGCAGGCGGCAGCCGCGGTGGAGACGCTTCGCAACGAGATGGTCACTGGCATTGTCGAGGCGGTCGGGCTTGCCGCCGAAAGTGCAGGGAGGTTGCTCGATGCGCGTCACGATCATCGTCGATGACAATGTGGTGCTGGTGCAAGGCATCCCCTGCACGGTCGATTGCTCGGCGCTGGTCGCGCAAGGCATCCACGCGGTGCAGTGGTACGACACATCAGGCGAGATCGAATACAGCGCCGATCCGCGCACCGGGCAGCGGCAGCCGAACCGGGGCATCGGCGACATCTCGCCGTTTCAGCCGCTGATCGAGGCGTGGACGGCCGAAGCGCGCAAGCCGTTGCCGCAACGGCCCGCGCCGCCGCCCACGCCGGCCGGCTAGGACGGGCCGATGTTCTACGGTCTTGCCGCCTATGCGGGCGATCCCTATGCGGCGATCGCGGCTGCCGCCGCATCGTCCTACACGCTGACGGCTTCGGCCGGTTCATTCGCGCTGACCGGCGGAGCGTCGGCGCTGTTTGTCAGCCTTGCATCGGCCGGGGGCGCATTCGCGGAATCCGGCGAGGCGGCGCTGTTCGGGCTCGATATTGCCGGGGCCGCAGCAAGCTACGCCGAAACCGGCAGTGCCGCGGCGTTCGGCTTCAACCTGGCGGCGGCGGGTGGCGGTTTTGGCGAAACCGGCAGCGCCGCGTCGTTCAAGGCGACATTCAATCCGGCGGCCGGAGCGTTTGCAGAAGCCGGCCGCGCTGCGGCGTTCGCGGTTTTGTGGTCGCCCGCTGCCGCCGGTTATCTCGTTACCGGAGAGACGGCCGCCTTTGCGGCAAGGCTGGCGGCGGCGGGCGGCGCGTTCGCCGAGGCCGGCAATGCAGCGGGTGCCATCTTTGCGCTCGGCGCGGCGGCCGGCGGATATGCCGTTGCCGGAAACGCCGCCCATCTGGCGCGGGATTTCGTCAACTGGCTGCCGGCAAGCCCGCTCGCGGAATCGTGGAGCGCTGCCAACGCGCCATCGCCCCTGTGGACGCCGGATAATCCGGCCGCTGGTTCGTGGAGCGCCCAATCGGCGGCCGGGGATCCCTGGACTCCGGCGAACGTGCCCGCCACGACCTGGACGCCTGAACCGACGGTGCCGACCTGATGCCTCTGCTCGCCGCTGGCCCCTATGCTCCGGACGTGTCGGACTATGAAGGCACCGCCACCAGGAACGTGTTGAACGTGATTCCCCGCGGCGACGGCTATGGGCCGTTTCCCGGCTTTGCGGCCTACACCGCGGCGCTGCCTGCGCCATGCCGCGGTGCGTTCTACGCGCTGAAATCGGATGGTACCGTCGTCACCTTCGCCGGCACCGCGTCAAAACTCTACCAGCTCGACAACACCAATTTCAGCTGGACCGACGTTTCGCTGGCGGGCGGTTCCTACAGCGTGCTGAGTTCGACGGCGCAATGGCAGTTCGCGCAAACCGGCGATTTCGTGTTCGCAACGCAAGCCAATGTCGTGCTTCAGGTGTTCGACCTGTCGTCGGCGACCAGCTTCGTCAATGCGCAGGGCGCTCCGCCGCAGGCGGCCTACATCACGGTGGTCGGCGGCTTTCTGGTGCTGTCGGGATTGCTGTCGACGCCCTACCGGATCCAATGGTCGGGGCTGAACAGCTTCAATGCGGCGACGAGCTGGACCAGCGGGGTGAACTCCTCCGACTATCAGGATTTTCCCGACGGCGGCCTGGTGCGGGGCGTGGCCGGCGGCTCGCAGTCCGGAATCATCTTCCAGGACCAGGCGATCCGGTCGATGGCCTATGTGGTCGGCTCGCCGGTGATCTTCCAGATCGACCGGATTTCGCAGGACAAGGGACTGTTCGCGCCCTATTCGATCATCCGGGCCGGCGAAAACATCTTCTTCCATGCCGGGCAGGGTTTTCACATGATCCCGCCTGGCGGGTTGCCGACCCAGATCGGCCGCGAGCGCGTCGACCGCAGCTTCCTGGCCGATCTCGACAAGGGCAACCTGCAATTGTTCATCGGAGCCGCGGATCCCAGATCGTCGCGGGTCTACTGGGCCTACAAATCGGTGTCGGGCGCGGCCGGGCTGTACGATTCGATTCTCGGCTATGACTACCAGCTGGATCGCTGGTTCCCGGTATCGATGTCGGGGCAATTCCTGCTCGGGGTTTCGCAGACCGGGCTGACGCTGGAAAGCCTCGACCTGATCGCGCCCGGGGAAATGGCGATCACCGGAGCGGCAAACAACGGCGCCGGCCTGATCCGGATCGCCGTCGCCTCGACCGCCACGCTCAGCACGGGAAACATCTATGCCATCGACGATGTCGGCGGCACCACCGAGGCCAACGGCAACTGGAAGATAACCGTCATCGACGGCAGTCATTTCGACCTGCAGGGCTCGACTTACGTCAATGCCTATGCGTCGGGCGGAATCGTCGCCGGCTCGATCGACGCGATGACGCTTTCGCTCGACGACTACGCCACGGCGGTTCAGCCGCAGCTCGGACAATTCGACGAAACCGGCACGCTCGGGTTCTTCTCCGGCGCCAATCTCGAGGGCACCGTCGAAAGTTCCGAGCAGGGCACCGATGGCCTGCGGATCACCATTCGGGGGTTTCGCGCCGTGACCGACGCCGCCACGCATTACGGCTCCGCCTCCTATCGCGATACCCAGCTGCTGACGGCCACCTCGGGAACCGAGGTCGCCGTCAGCCAGCGAACCGGCCGCTGCGACATGATGCGCGACACCCGTTACTCCCGTTTCAAGGTCCGGATCCCGGCGGCGACCGTCTGGACGTTCCTGGCCGGGGTCGAACCCGACATCACCACCAACGGCACGCAATGACGGTCTACGTCCCCGGCCTTTCCGAGAAGGATCTCAGGAAGATCGTTCTCGCCGTCCAGCAACTGGCGTCGGGAAGATCGAACGCGGTCGGCACCCTGACATTGATGGCGAACGCCGCCTCCACCACGGTCACCGACGGCAATTGCGCTGCGGGCACGACGCCGATCGCGGTGCCGGTCACCGCGCATGCGGCGGCCGAGATCGGCAACGGCACCCTGTTCATCGCCTCGGTCGCCAACGGAAGCTTCACCATCAGCCACGCCAACAATGCGCAAACCGACAGGACCTTTCTCTATGCGCTGTTTGGCTGAACTGGTTTGCGTCGATCCGGCCAGGGTGAAGGAAATCTGGCCGCATGCCGGCCCATTGCTGGAAGCGGCGTGCTACCGCACCGGGCTGACCGCCTTTGAGGATATCGAGGCCGGGATTCTGGCCGGCAACAGCCTGCTGTGGCTGGCGTGGAACGGCCTGATGATCGAATCCGCGGCGGCGACGGTGATCATCAGCACGGCGATCGGCAAGGTCTGCATCATCACGGCCTGCGGCGGCTCCGACATGCGGCGCTGGCTGCCGCTGATCGACCGGATCGAAGCTTACGCAAGGGCCGAAGGCTGCAGGCGGGTCCGCATCTACGGCCGCAAGGGCTGGCTGCGCGTTCTCAACGGCTACCGGGAAGAGCATGTCATCATGGATAAGGAACTCGGCTGATGGGCGGCACATCGTCAACCCTGCAAACGCAATCGTCGTCGACCTCGCCATGGGCGACCGGCCAGAGCGCGGTCAACGGGATTCTGGCGCAGCTCAATCCCTTGCTCGGCGGCAGCGGTCTCAACCCGACCGAAAGCGGCGCGATCAACCAGCTCACGCAGAATGCCGCGGCGGGCAATCCCTACGCGGCGCAGATCGGCAATCTCGCGACCGGTGAACTGAGCGGCGGCGGCGCGACGGCGCAGGCCCCCGCGCTGCAAGGCGGCCTTGCAACCCTGCAAAGCCAGCTCACGCCCTATGCCAATGGCAGCATGATCGGCAACAACGCCGCCCTGCAGGCCGAACTGAACGCGATCAATACCCAGGTCGCCAACAGCGTGAATTCCGAGTTTGCGGGCGCCGGGAGGTCGCTGTCGGGCGCCAACCAGATGGCCTATGGCATGGGCATCGCGCAGGCCGATGCGCCCGTGATCGCCGGACAATATAACCAGGACGTGCAGAACCAGCTGGCGGCGGCCAACAATCTCTACGGCGCGCAGAACACCACCAGCGGTGCGCTGGCAGGGCTCACCCAGCAGGGCCTGACCAACCAGCAGCAGGGCGTCACCACCGCCCAGGACGCGCTCGCGGCGCAGAATTACGGCCCGACGGCAACCTTGGCCGCGCAACAGCTGGCGCAGCAGATCCCGGCGCAGAATCTCGGATTGCTGGCGCAGATCGGCATTCCCATCGCGGGGCTCGGAACCCAGTCGAGCGGACAGTCAAGCGGCACTTCGACCGAGTCGGGCGCGCAACAATTCGGGCAGATCGCGGGCGGCCTCGGCAGCCTCGGCGGCTTGTTCGCGGCGCCGTCGAACGGCACCTCCGCGATCGCCGGGCTCCTGTCGCTGCTTTCGGACCGGCGGTTGAAGCAGGACATCGCCCAGGTCGGCGCGCTGTTCGACGGCACCCCGGTCTATCGCTACCGCTATATCGGCCAGCGTCCTTTCCAGATCGGCCTGATGGCGCAGGATGTCGAACGGCATACGCCGGACGCCGTGACCGAGATCAACGGCTACAAGGCGGTCGACTACAGGGCCGCGACCGAAAAGGCGATCGAGGCAGGAGGCTGCTGATGGGCTTGCTGGATTCTCTTCTGGCCGCATCCCAGGGCGGCGGACTTCTGGGCGGCCTGCCGGCGTCGTGGCCATGGCAGCCCGGCCCGGGCGGTTCGACGCAGGACCTGCTTCCTGCTTTGCAGAACGCGCCCGATGTGGCGAACGGCGGCGCATTGGCGCCGCCCGTAAACGGCGCGGTCGCCGCGCCGCCGCAGCCCGCGCCG